CAATCCCACACTTACTAATAATATTACACTCCATACTGGGTCAGTCATTTCGTCAACTCTTCTTCTTTATATATAAAATCTTTTAAATCTGCAACATATCTTCTTAATATCTGTGCTTGTTGCTCGTGCCAAAAATTACCCGTCTCTAAATGAAGACGGGTGTGATTATCTATTGCTTTGAGTATTTGATGTATTGGGGCAGTCCACTTTTCTCTGTGCGGAGTGTTCCATTCTCTTGGCATAACACCTCACTTTTTCTTCCCACCGTTCTTTGCTTTCTTGGCAGTTGCGTTACCTTGATTTTGTTTAGGTTTCTTGGCTGCCTTATCACTACCTTTGTTTTGTGACTTAGACATTATACTAGGTGCGGGGGGTTACAGTGCCTTCGAGTGCTTCAACTCTTTCTACAAGAGATGTTGCAACTTCTTCTACTGCTTCTACTGGTGGTTCTGGAGGAGCTTCTACAAACTCTTCTCTTCTGGGTTCTTCTTTCTTCTCATCTTCCTCATCACCACCTTTCTTCATTGTATTAATACCAAAAGTGGCAGCGGAAGCAGTGAAGACGGTAGCAATAAATGTGGGATCCATCTTAGAGAGAGTTCCAGCATAACTTGCGGTGAGGAGAGCAGCAGACCAACCCAAAATACATACACGAATTAGTTGTCCCATAGCATTTTCTTTTTTGTTAAACATTGTTCCTTACTGATAGAGGTTAACCTTTTTTCCAAGATTCACCTTCTGCTTTTCTTCTACGAGCAAGACCTGCTTCTACATTAGAACCGGGATTGCGATAGAGGTAAAGCGCATCGGGGACTAAATCCCACTCTTTATTCTTCAGTCGTTTTGTAATCGTATTGAAATTAGATCCACCATAGAAACCAGCACCTAAATTATAAGCAAAAGAAAGGAGTGCTCCTCTCTGACCATCAGTCATTTCTTTCCAACCAGGGATCTTGCGAAGTGGTGGGAGAAACTCCTTCTTACATTGCTCCATCAACAAATCATCTGCTGCTTTTTGTGTAATCTTATCACCAAGTTTAAATGGTGATCCATCTTTTTTACGGGTAGTTCCCCAACCAATCGTGATTGGTAAGTTTCCAGACAGTGGGTCTGGATAAGCTTTCAGGTGGCATCCTTCAAACTCTTTAATCAATTTCAATCCAGAAGCAGGAAAATCATCACTAGATGTTTGGGATTGGGCAGCAACTGGAGAAGGAGCTGCCCCGGTTACTTTCCCAATGATTTCCCACAATGAGGGCACACGTCCCCAGTAGGAGCAGCAGCTGCAGGAGCAACAGGAACCGCAGTTACCGCACTTCCCTTTTCTCCCCTATAGATCTCCGCCCAGTCTACAGTATCTTCAAGATACTTAACTGGTAGGTTATCTTCTAACCACTGTACTGATTTGACGTGGTTGGGGTTCTTCTCATCATAGTATTGAAAGAAGTTATGTAGATCAATTCTTGCCATCTGTGCCTCCTGTAATATCTGGAAAATAAATTTGGAATAGTTCTGAAGCTTCTTTATGCTTCCCGTGATTTGTGAGTTTTTTTACTTCTTCAAGAATTTTCTTCTTGAACTCAGGCGAAGATCCTTCCCCATCCATCATTACCTCCTGGGCACCAGCGATGCTTGAGAACTGCTTTGGTATACACTGTCTTCTTACCGTTTGTGACGGGACCAGTGTAGTTGTCATTCAATGACCCATATGGATCGTTGACGTAATATCCTTTACCGTCTGGTGTTGTGCCGATTACAACACACATATGCCCACCAGTAGGTGCAGATAAAGAACCCCTATGAAGGATACCAATAACAACAGGTTTCCCAGCAGCAAGACTTTTATCAATGTCAGCGAAAGACAGATTGTAACTAAAGTGTGAATCCACACCGTAACCTTTGAGAACTTTTGTTTGGACGGTGTGATCCGTTGTATCACCAATAGCAAATACTTTCGTAACATACTCGTCGTCACCTTTGATGCTTCCTGGTTTTAGAAATGCTAGGCACATAGCACAAGAAGAACTATTACAAGTTCTCTGGGCATCACGATAGTTATCTACTTGATTAAAGTAAGGAACTGCCAAGACTGCTGGTTGTGGTGGTTTGGTTCTAAAGATACCAACCCAATCTCCCTCGGCATCATCAAGATACTCTGCGGGTAGATTATCTTCTAACCACTGGACTGCTGCCACATGATTAGAATTCTTTTCATCGTAATACTTAAAAAAATTGTGAAGATCCAAGGTCATTTTATATTCCCGAACACTGCGAATATTTATACTTTTACTCTTCTCCTATGTATTCAAGCGAAAAAACATCATGTTCGGAAATATCCGGATTCATCCATTCACTAAATTCAGATTGAATGGCATGAGCACTTTCAAAATCTTTATCTTCGCATAGAGTGTGAATACGATCAACAG